CAGAGGAATACGAGAAGGCAACTAAGCCTGCTCCCACACCTAAGCCTGCTGCAAAGCCAAAATTTAAGGCTAAAGTAGCAAAAAAGGGGAAATAAATGAGAAAAATTTTTAACTTAACTTCTAATTTTAAAGCAATTGATGTAAATGAAGATGGTAGCGTAAATATTAAAGGTTACGCAAGTACTAATGATCAAGACAGAGCTGGAGATATTATAGAACCTAAAGCTTGGTCAAAAGGTGGAATAGGTAATTATGAAAATAATCCTATCATCCTTTTTAACCATGATTATCATAATCCTATCGGTAAAACAACTGAATTAGGTGTTGATGATATTGGATTAAAGATAAAAGGTAGAATATCTAAATCAGCAGGAAAAATTAGAGATTTAGTTAAGGAAGGTGTTCTTGGAGCTTTTAGTGTTGGTTTCCGAGTCAAGGATGCTGATTATAATGAGGAAACCGATGGCTATAGAATCAAGGACGCAGAATTGTTTGAAATTAGTGTGGTATCAGTACCCGCTAATCAAGCAGCGACCTTCTCTGTGGCAAAGTCCTTTGATTCTGATAAAGATTATCAGAGTTGGAAGACTAATAATGTTAAAACTGGTCAATCTATTACTATAGACTCACCAGAAGCAACAGTCAATCAGACTGTAATCAAGGAAACAGAAATGTCTGAAAATACAGAAAATTTCGATCTTGACGAATTTGCTAAGCAAGCTGCTGAAAAAGCAGTTGCAGCTTACGCAATGAAACAAGCTGAACAAGAAGCAAAGACTGAAGCTGAGGCTCAAAAAGCCGCAGATGAAGAAGCTGCTAAAAAAGCTGGAATTCAAGAAAAGAAAGCAGAAGTAGAAAGTATAGTAAAAGCAGGAACAGAAGGAGCAGAACGACTTGTCTCTGATCTAGAAGATCGTGTTAATAAAGGTTATACTAATTTAGAATCTGTTGTTGATGAACTGAAAGCAGAACTGAAAGAAAAATCAGATGAAATCATGAATATTCGTGAATCTAAAAGAACCTTCTCCGATAGAGGAGAGAAAAAAGGTTTTTACAATTCTAAAGATATTGATGATGCATGGCTCTTAGGTAAAGCGTTAGGTAGACCTATGGAAGATACCATTTATGGTAAATCTGTCATAGAAAAACAGAACGCTCACTCCGGTGTAGCCGTTTCATCTGCTGATTTCGAGCAAGAAGTTTCAACAAATATTTGGAGAGATATTCAGAACAAACTGATACTCGCCCCTATGTTTGACGAAATTACAATGAATGCTGCAACAATGTTGATCCCTGTCTTACCAGACGCGGGATACGCAGAATATACTTCTAACCAAGTCGCAACGGGTTCAAGCCCACACGGTAACTTAGAAGAAAGAGGTGATACTTATGGATCGCCTTTTGCAGGTATTGATTTAACAGAACGCTCACTGACCACGAAGAAACTTATTTCTATGAGTTATCTTGGAAATGAAACTGAAGAAGACGCAGTTATGCCTATTCTTCCGTTAATTCGTGAATCAATGGTGCGATCTCATGCTCGATCAATCGAATCAGGACTCTTAGTAGGTAATCTTGCAGATGGACCATTCGGAACGAGTGGTGCATGCTTTGATGGTATTGTTACTCTCGCCTCTGGCGATAGTCACAAAACTCAATCAGGAACAGCATTCGCTAGTGAATCTTTGACAGCAGCTCACCTGTTAGCTGCCCGTAAAAATATGGGTAAATATGGTGTAAATCCAGCAGACGTAGTTTATATAATTAACCAACAAGAATGGTTTAATTTAATGGACGATGCTGAATTTCAGGACGTCAACCTAGTTGGCGATTCCCTCGCATCTAAAGTTACAGGGGCTGTAGGAATGGTTTACGGATCACCAGTTGTACTGTGTGACGAGTTCGCTACTCCCGCTGTCGGAAAATACTATGCTGTAGCAGTTAATGCCTCGATGTTCATAAAAGGACGTCTCAGAGGTATGACCGTAGAAAGCGACTATGAAGTTGCTAACCAACGCAGAGTACTTGTGTCTTCACAAAGAATTGGCTTCATTGACAAAATCAATGCAGTTACTTCTAAATGGGCACTACAATACAAAGCGTCTTAAAGCTGGGTAATCTGGGAGATTTTATTATCTCCCAGATATTTAGGGGTTATAAATGGATTTAGTTACTACAAATGAATATAAACGATATAAGAAAATAGAGCACAATAAAGACGACAATCAACTTAGTGCTTTAGTTCCTGCTATCAGTCAGTTAGTTAAAACCTATACTGGCAATGCAGTAATAGATTATGCGGTTACTAATAAAGTAGAAACTTTTGACATTTATGATTCCC